GGCTCAAAGAAAAACTGGAAGGGGCGATTCTGGGTGACGATGATCTTGTTATCCGCACTGAACTTGTTGGTGGCGTTGGGAAATATGGGCGTCTTCTTGGCTGGTTATACATTGGGGACGCAGAGTTGTCCCTTAATGAGCAAATGATCGACGAGGGTTATGCTTGGGCATACGATGGTGGCACTAAGCAAAAAGACTTTGAAGAGTTGCGTGAAATCCGCAGACAGCATGGGACATTAGTATGAGCGCACTCTTTGTTTTTGGATTCGCAATCTTACTAGTAGTAGGAATGGAATCAACTTGGCCTGTGAGAAATAGAAAATGAGTAATGAGCAATATCTAGGTAATCCTAATCTTAAAAAGGCAAATGTTACTCAGGAGTTTACTCCTGAGGAAGTGGAGGAATATCTAAAATGTGCGGCAAATCCTGTTTACTTTATCAAAAAGTATATCAAGATTGTTTCTCTTGATAAGGGTTTGATTCCTTTTGAGATGTATCATTTCCAAGAGGACATGGTGCAAAGTTTTCATGACAACAGATTTAACATCGCTAAACTACCTCGCCAGTCTGGTAAGTCTACTATCGTTACCGCATACCTATTGTGGTATGTACTATTCAATCAAAACGTCAACGTAGCAATCCTTGCAAACAAAGCAGCGACTGCCCGTGAGATGTTGCAACGTTTACAACTGTCTTATGAAAACCTCCCCAAGTGGCTCCAGCAAGGAATCCTCCAATGGAATAGAGGTAGTCTGGAATTGGAGAATGGAAGTAAAATCCTGGCTGCATCTACTTCGGCTAGTGCCGTCAGGGGTATGTCTTTTAACGTTATTTTTCTGGACGAATTCGCGTTCGTTCCGACTCATATCGCTGACCAGTTTTTTAGCTCTGTTTATCCTACTGTATCTTCTGGTAAGTCAACCAAAGTAATTATCATCTCCACGCCACACGGGATGAATATGTTTTATAAGTTGTGGCATGATGCAGAGCGTGGGAAAAATGAATATGTCCCCACCGAAGTGCATTGGTCTGAAGTGCCTGGTAGAGATGCGGCATGGAAAGAGCAGACAATTAAAAACACATCAGAGCAACAATTCAAAGTTGAGTTTGAATGTGAATTTCTAGGATCTGTTGACACATTGATTAGTGCAACAAAACTCAGGGTCATGACATATGAAGATCCTTTCGTCACTAGAAATGGATTGTCATTATATAAGAAGAGGGAAGAAGGGCATAATTATGTTATCACCGCAGACGTGGCACGAGGTGTATCAGGAGATTACTCTGCGTTCTTGGTGGTTGATACAACTACAATTCCCTATCAAGTCGTAGCAAAATATAGAAGTAATGATGTCAAACCAATCTTATTTCCAAACATCATTGTAGATGTTGCCAAGAATTATAATCAAGCATTTGTCTTAGTTGAGGTTAATGACATTGGTGGACAGGTTGCGGACATCATTCAATACGATTTGGAATATGAAAATCTTTTGATGTGTGCAATGAGGGGAAGGGCAGGACAGCAGTTGGGTCAGGGTTTCTCTGGAAAGAAGACACAGTTGGGTGTCAAGATGTCTACTGCGGTCAAACAAGTTGGATGCTCTAATCTAAAGCAACTTATCGAAGATGATAAATTACTTGTACCTGACTATGACTGTATCGCAGAATTAACCACTTTTATTGCAAAGGGAAATACATTCCAAGCGGAAGAAGGATGTAATGATGACTTGGCAATGTGTATGGTTATCTTTGCATGGATGGCGATGCAGGATTACTTTAAAGAATTGAATGACAACGATGTCCGTCAGCGTATCTACGATGATCAACGTGAAGCTATTGAGCAAGACATGGCACCATTTGGATTTGTTGACGATGGTTTAGGCGAAGAGTATTTTGCAGATGCTCAGGGTGATGTGTGGCAAGTCGCGGAATACGGAGACAAGTCATATATGTGGGAGTACAGGTAAAGTTTTAAAAATATAAATAATCCTAGACATTCGATGACCATTCTAGGAGTTTAAAACATGAGTGCTTCCAACCAGTTGTCCCCAGGGGTAGTAATCCAGGAAAGGGACCTAACTACAGTAACCGCCCCAGTAGGACTAAACGTAGGTGTCTTGGTGGCACCATTCGCTCAGGGTCCTGTTGAAGAAATTGTTGAGATCGGATCTGAAAGATCTCTCGTCCAAACTTTTGGCGAACCTAACGACTATAACTACGAGTATTGGTATACTGCTTCGCAGTTTCTTTCTTACGGTGGTGTCCTCAAGACAATCCGTGTTTCAGATACTGCCCTGAAGAATGCTGTTAATACAGGCACTTCGGTCCTGATTAAAAATCTTCAAGACTACGAAACCACTTACGAAAACAGCAACTCCAATGGTTGGGAGTGGGCTTCACGTTATGCAGGCACTCTTGGTAACTCCATTGGCGTTTTCGTAACTGACGCTGGTCCCGATCAGATTCTCGTATGCCCTGCTCCTAGTTCTGGTAACGAGCACGAATTCGTTGCTGATGAAGCAGTCACCGCTGCATCTGGCGCTGCTGGTAAAGTTTACAAGTATTCCTTGAAACTCACTGTTGACACTGTAGTCGGCAGCTTCACTCCTGGTGTTTCGACCACTATTGACATTGGTGGATCTAACGAAACAGTCAACGTTGTAGCATGGGATGCTGGCAATAAAATCCTTGAGATCGAGCTTCCCGCTGGTGGTGTTACTGGTATCATTGATGAAGATGATGTCATCACTCAGGGCACCAACACTGCTGCTGTTGCAGCAAATGGTATTGAGCGTCGTCTCTATGTTGGTCTCGATTCTGGTAGCGTCAAGTTTGCTGCTAACGATGTCGTTGCTGATACTAACTCCACCAACGTAACCGTTTCTTCTGTAAGAAATGAGTATGCTGAGCGTGAGTATCTCCCTGGCTCTAAGTGGATCAACGTTGCTGCACGTCCTGGCACTTCTCTCTTTGCTAACAACGTCGGTGGTTCTAACGACGAGATGCACATCTTGGTTGTTGATATTGACGGTGAAATCACTGGCAACCCTGGCACAGTCCTTGAGCGTTTCGTCGGTGTTTCTAAAGCATCTGATGCTAAGTCTACTGTCGGTGAAGTCAACTACTACAAGACTGTAGTCAAGCAACGCTCCGAGTTTCTCTGGTGGGGATCTCATGAGACTGCTGCTTTTGCTGGCACTGCTGGTAACGCTGCAGCTGGTGATTGGGGTGCAAGTGCAATCAACCGTCGCTTTAACCTCCTCCGCAGCGCAAACGGCACAACTGCATATCCTTCTGGTGCAACCACCGTTGGATCGACAAATAATGCAACATTCTACTATCGTCTCGGTGCTGCTTCTGGTAGCGCAGGTGCAACCTATAGCATCAGTGGCGGTACTTATGGTGTTTCCAACACTCTAATCGGTGAATCTTATGAGCTGATTTCCGACCCCGAGTCTCAGACCATTGACTTTATTCTCTCTGGTCCTGCAGGTGGCGACGATGCAGCTGCAATCGCAAAAGTTACCGTCATCGCCAACATCCTTGAGTCTCGTAAAGATTGCCTTGGTTTCTTCTCTCCCAAGAGATCTGATGTTATTGGTATTACCAATGGCGATGTCATCGTAAGAAACATGGTCAACTACTTCGACCAACTGCCTAGCACCAACTATGCAGTCTTCGATAGTGGTTACAAGTACATCTACGATAAGTATTCTGACGTTTATCGTTACGTCCCTTGCAACGGCGACGTTGCTGGTCTGGTCCTGAATACTGCAAACGTAGCAGAGCCTTGGTTCTCCCCCGCAGGTTTCGCTCGCGGTGTCCTGAGAAATGCAGTTAAAGTTGCATTCTCTCCCAATAAGACACAGCGTGACACACTGTATGCAGCAAGAATCAACCCCATTGTTTCCTTCCCTGGTCAAGGTGTTGTCCTCTTCGGTGACAAGACTGCACAAGGTTTCGCTTCTGCATTCGATCGCATCAACGTCCGTCGTCTCTTCCTCGTTATCGAGAGAGTCATCGGCACTGCTGCTAAGACTCAACTCTTTGAGCAGAATGATGAAGCACAACGCACACTCTTCACCAACATCGTTGAGCCTTACCTCCGTGATGTCCAAGGTCGTAGAGGTGTTACTGACTTCCTCGTCAAGTGCGATGAGGGCAACAACCCTCCCGATGCAGTTGACCGTGGCGAATTCTATGCTGAGATCTTCGTCAAGCCCACGCGCACTATCAACTACATCACGCTGACCTTCGTTGCTACTCGCACGGGCGTTAGCTTCGCTGAAGTCGCTAACTGATAACTTTGGGGTCCGCAAGGACCCCTCAAAAATTTCATTTAACTAAATATAAACGACGGAGGCATTAGAAAACAATGGCTATTAGAGGCACACTAGACGACTTTAAAGCGAGTATCGTAAATGATTTTGCTCGCCCTAATCTATTCCAGGTAGACCTGGCATTTCCCACTGGGATTATCAACGACGCATCCCTGACCAACCTGGGTAAGTTTACTGTTAGAGCAGCAAACCTTCCCGCTTCTCAGATCGGTGTTATCGAAGTACCTTTCAGAGGTCGTGTCCTCAAGATCGCAGGTGACCGCACCTTCGAACCTTGGACAATCACCATCATGAATGATACCAAATTCACTCTGCGTAACGCATTTGAATTGTGGGCAAACAGCATTCAAGCAGCAAACGAAAACTTCACTGCTGCTGGCACTCTCGGTGATGCTTCTGACTCGACTGGTTACTTCGCTGACATGAGCGTCCATCAGTTGTCCCG